ATGAAAAACGTAAAAATTTTTACTGATAATATAGAGGATAAAGCAAGAGAGCAAATTGATTTATTACTTGAACAAGAACCATTTAAAGATTGTAAAATTAGAATAATGCCAGACGTTCACGCAGGGGCAGGTTGTGTTATTGGCTTTACAGGAGATTTAAAAGATAAAGTAATTCCAAACATAGTGGGGGTTGACATTGGATGTGGTATGCTTTGTGTAGAATTAGGTAATATTGATTTAGATTTAGAAAAATTAGATAAAATTATTCATGAATATATTCCATCTGGTTTTAATGTCTATAAAGAAAGAAAAGTAAAATTTGATAAATTACAAGAATTAAAATGCTATCGTGAATTAAAAGATACAAAAAGATTAGAAAGAAGTCTTGGTACTTTAGGTGGTGGAAATCACTTTATAGAAGTAGATGTAGACGAAGACAACAACAAATATCTAGTAATTCACACAGGTTCTAGGAATTTAGGAAAACAAGTAGCAGAATATTATCAAGAATTAGCTAATCAATTATGTAATTACAATATAAGCGAATATAACGATAAGCAAGAAAAAATAATCAAAGAATATAAAGAAACAGACAGAAAAAAAGAAATTCAAGCCACACTTAAGGAACTAAAAAAAGAATATCAAGTGAATAAAAATAAAATTCCAAAAGAACTTGCTTATTTAGAAGGAAAGTATAAAGCCGCTTATTTGCATGATATGAAAATATGTCAAAAATTTGCACAATTAAATAGAGAGAATATAGCAAAACAAATATTATTTTATTATTTTGCAAAAGAACAGATACCAATTTGTAATAAATTTGAAACTATACATAATTATATATCATTTGAAGACAACATAATCCGTAAAGGTTCTATATCAGCGAGAAAAGGCAAAAAAGTTTTAATTCCTATGAATATGAGAGATGGGTGTATTATAGCTATTGGAAAAGGTAATGATGATTGGAATCAATCAGCTCCTCATGGTGCAGGAAGAATTATGTCAAGAAATAAAGCAAAAGAAGTTTTAAATATGGAAGAGTATAAAGATACTATGAAAGATATTTATACTACTAGTGTTGATGAAAACACGATTGATGAAGCTCCAATGGTATATAAACCAATGCAAGAAATTATTAATTGTATTGAGGATACTGTAGAAATTATTAAAATAATCAAACCTATTTATAATTTTAAAGCTAGTGATTAAATACGCCAAAAATTAATATTCACATCGAATGTTAATTTTTTATGTTCAGATTTAAATAATAATAAACAAAATAAAGTTTGTGTATTTTGTGCATTTTTGATATGTTAAATTAGAAGTATGAAAGTTTTTTTAAATGCCTCAGCTTGTTGATAAAATCGATATATTCAAAAAGGAGAAGACTACTTTTTTGATGGCTATTTTTATAAAATTGATAAATTGTTGGAAATAAAGCAAGATATTGACTAAATTTGGTTGTTTGTTCCATCTTCATTTTGCTATTTTTTAAATTAAGGCACATAAAAAATCTTCATAGTATTTTATTTATTTTTCAGTAAACCACGAACTTTAGTAAACCAAAGACCATGTTGTTCCTTACAATCTCCAAAGGGGCTTTCTATAGCTTTTTTATGAAGGGGATAATTATCTTTCCGCAGTTTAGTGTATCTGTTTTTATTTAGTTGTTCTTTATATTTCTTCCCATATATGATGTGTGGTTACTTTTTGTCATTTTTTGCTAAGTGAATATTGTTTTTGGTATCATATTTTTTTTAAGTAATTTAAAAAAAAATTTTTATATTAAATATTTTACATTTTGCATTCATAATTATGTCGAAAAATTACTCCGAAGTACAAAAAAGGAGAGTAATAATCGAAAATAAGAGTAAAAATAAAAATAAAAAAAACCCTAAAATAAAGGATTTAACTATCAAATGGTGTCCCCTCAGGGATTCGAACCCTGGACCCACTGATTAAGAGTCAGTTGCTCTACCAACTGAGCTAAGGAGACATATTTTCCTCTTGTTTACATATGCATTTTAGCATATTTTTTATACTCTGACAAGATATTTTAAAAATATTTTTTATTACATAAAAAGGAATTATTAAAAAAAGCTTAAACATAAATAGAAGTTATAAAAAAAATATGGTAAAATAAAAACGGAGTTGATTAGTATGTATCAAAAATTAACAATTGAAGAGAAAAACAACTTCAAAAAAGAATATAAAAAAACTAAAAAAGGCTCTTCTTTAACTAAAACTTTAAATCGATTAGTAGTAGAAGGAATGTTTTTATTAGTTTCTTGTTTGATAATCATTTGTGCCACCTTAATATATAAATTAGATTGGTGGTATTGGTTTGTTGCTGGATTAATGTTATTTTGTGGAACAGTGTTTTTAATTGTACAACATAAAATTAGATTAAAAGAGTATAATAATTTTTTAAAAGTAGGGAAAAATAAAATAAAATCCAAAAAATAAGTTGACGAAGAACAAATAATTGGATATAATTTATTTGTTACTTTGGTAATGGAGCAGTACTCAAGTGGTTGAAGAGGTGCCCCTGCTAAGGGTATAGGTCGGGTAACTGGCGCGAGAGTTCAAATCTCTCCTGCTCCGCCATATAGTTATTAACCTAGATTTTATCTAGGTTTTTAAATTTTTAGGTACTATTTAGGTACTATTTTTTATAAATTATTTAATATATCTACTATTTCATTTTGAATAGTAGGGAATAAATGCATATACGTTTTTTGCATTACTGAAATACTATGCCCCATACGATTACTCATCATCAAAAAGAATTTAGTAGTATCAGTTTGACCTGATTTTATATATTCATTTATTAATAGAGACACATGACTATGTCGAAATTCGTGTATTGTTATTTCATATTGCTTTAATCCTGCTTTTTCAAAATAGTAATGTTTTTTTCTATCTATTGTTATTTGTGGCATAAAACGTCCACAACCAAATACAAACCATTTTTCATTAAAATCACTATATTTCATCATTTCTTGCTTATAAAATATTAGTTGTTCTTTTAAAGTTTTACTCATTTTAATTTTTCTATTTATGTAGTTTTTAGTAGATGTAATTTTATAACTAGCTTTTGTTTTAATTGATAATGTTTTGTTTACTATTATTTCGTTTGTGTCAAATTTAATATCATTCCAATTAAGAGCTTGTATTTCGCCTTTTCGCATACCAGTATAATATAAGAATATAAAGAATGTTTTCCATATTATATCATCAACAACTGATATAAATTGTTTGAATTGTTCATAAGTAATATACCTTAATTTTTCTTCATCAGTAATAACTTCATCATTTTTGCATTGAAATTGTCCAGCAATAGTAACTGGATTTAGCTCTATACCATAATTTCTCATTGCAAAATCAAATATACTTTTTAGAATAGTATAAAGTTTATTAAGATATGTTATTTTAAACCCTTTTTTAGCTAATTCTAGTTTCCAATTATTCACTAAAGGTACATTTATATCATTTATATAAAAACTTTTAAAATAAGGCTCTATATTCTTTTTATAAGCATTTTCATATGAATATACTGTAGATTCCTTTTTTATAGAATACATTTCTTTAAAATAATCATTTGCAATAAGTGTAAAAGCTTTATTAATAGGGTTATCTCTTTTTAGAAGAAATAATCGTTCTTCTTCTTTAGCTTCAGTTTTGCTTTTATATCTTTTTGACTTATATTTTTTATTATTTCCGTTAAAATCTTTTTTATATACAATGTAATACCATTGCCTACCATCTCTAGTAGCTTTTTTGTCTTTATAAACTGGCATTTTATAACACTTCCTTTATTGTTATTTTTTTTAAAGAGTGTTATAATGTAAAAGGAAACCTAATACATTTATAACACTTTAGTTATTTTTGTTTAAGATTGCTAGTCTTGTGGGTTTTCATTAAACGCTTGGAGTTGCACCTCTAGGCGTTTTTTTAGTGATTTTTTGTTAAATTGAATATTAATAATAAATAATTACCAATAATTGGTATAATAAAATATTAAATTTATAATAGATCCTCGAGAGGGGGAATGAATAATGAATGTTAATTTAGACATTATTTATAATGAATTAGAAAAATTAGAGATTGATATTACGTTATATATATTTTTATTAGAATATTTCTTGTAAGAGATATTTTTTTCTTATTGTTTCTTTTTTATTGTATACGTAATTTTTATATTTTCTTGATGTTCATATAATTTAATAAGGAATTTTAACATATCTTTTTCTAAATTCTTTCTATTAGTATGTTCTTTCATATTTTATTTCCTTTACTTATCTTTCTTTTTCATAATAAAGTTTTTGTTAGCTTTAGCAAACTCTATTAAGTTATTAAAATCATCTTCACTCATTTCTTCATTTTCATTTAAAAAACCTTTTCGAGTTAGAATTTCCTTTAAAAGTTCTTTTTCTTCTTCTTTAGATATTTTTTTTCTTTCGCTTTTCATAGGTACATCGAAACCCATTAGCCAAGTTTCATCAACATCAAAATATTCCGCTAGTATAGTTAAACTATCTTGTTTAGCTTTGTATGTTCCTGCAAGCCAATGACTTATTTGAGATTTACTAATTCCTGTTCTAGTTGATAATTCAATAGGTTTTATATTTCTAATAGTCATTATTTTGCTAAGCCTGTTGGAAAAAGTGTCAACTAACATTTTATCAACTCCTCATATTGATTATACTAAAAAAGTTGGGAAAAAACAACATTTATTATATAAAACATAAAAAAAGTTGGGGAAAACAAAATTTTTGTGTTGACTTGTAAAAATTAATATTGTATTATTAAACTAGGTTGGGAAAACCCAAACCAAAAAGGAGGTGTAAACATTGAAAAGAAATTATGATTATTCTAAATTAAAGGGGAGAGTGACAGAAAAACTTGGTAGTTTAAAGAAGTATGCAGAGATGTTATCTTTATCCGATACAGCTTTAACTAACAAGTTAAAGAATAAAACAGCTTTTAGTCAAGATGAGATTCTTAAATCTATGGAAAAAGATGTATTAGATATTCCTGAAATTGATGTATCATTATATTTTTTTACACGAAAAGTTGGGAATAACCAAACTAATGAAGCTAAGGAAGGTTAAGATTGGTATTCTACAAAAGAAAATAACAAAAACCATAAGACTAGCAAAAGAGGTGAAGTATGGAAAAACCTTACATAAATCAAAAAGAATTAACTGAATTGTTAGGACAGGGAAGAAGATATGGAGAAAGAGTAATGAAACATCTTTTAGCAATAGCTGAAGATAAAAAATACTACATTCCTGATAGTGGTAGAGAAACACTTGTTCCAACACATTTAGTCAAAAAAGAATTGAAGATTAAAGAGATAATCTTAAACAAAAGTAAGAAAGAAAAAGACTTATGTATTGGATCAAAACACATAAGCCAGTAAAACATAAAACAAAATATTTTACTCTTAAATTATATCATCTAAGAGAGAAAAAAACAAAGGATGATAAATTATCATTTAAAAAAATAAGTAAAAAAACTTAAACAGAAAATTTCAAAGGACTTAATCGCAGTAGAACACTTTATTTAAAATATTAATAATTTAAATTGCTAAAATATTTTATAAGTAGATTCTATAACTTTACAATTTTTGATTCTTTTCAAGAATATAAATTTTTATTCATATAATCCTTTCTTTAATCGTTTAAAGATTGTTCTACTGTGTTTAAGTCCTTTGAGAAAAAAGAAAATATAGAAATAAAAAAATAAAAGAAAGAGGAAAAATATGAGAACAATATTAGAAAAATTTAAAAATAATGAAGTATATATTTTAATAAATAATGAGAAAGAATTTTATAGATTAAAACAGTATTTAATGAAGAAAGATAAAAAATTTGTTGGTATGTTAGATTATCCTTTAGAATTTGAAGACACTAAATTTTATTTAGGAATGTCTACAGAAAGTACTTATACTGTTTTAGAATTTAATTCTTTTACTAAAATATCGAAAGAAAGAATTGTAACAGTAGATGATTTTATTGATAGGGACAGAAGTATAGTTAAGAATAATAAAAAAGTTTGTTTAAAGATAGGGGATATTTGTTTTTTAAATAATGACATGCAAATTATTATTACAACTCATTCTTTGTTACATAATTTTCAAGATATTTTAAATGGATATCATGATACTTTTTCAAATACAAATATTTTAAAAGTAGAACGACCAATAAATTATGAAACAATTTACACATGTGATGATGTGTCACATGTTTTAGATAAAATTGAAAAAGAATATTTATTGAATTTTATTAAACCATTTAGAAATCGTGTTGTTTCAATTTCAAAATGGCAGGTAAATAATAAAAAGAAAATTTGTATTAAGTTAGATAATGAGAAAATTATGTTACCTAAATTTAGTAGAGATATGTATCGAGGTATGGAACCTTTTAAAAATTATTCTTTAGAAGAATTAGGATTATAGCATAATTTTTATCAATAATTTTATGGAAAAAAAGAAGTTGATTTCATTAAAACAACTTCTTTCAAAAATCAAATATGTTAGTTATTATAATTAGCTTTTAATATCTTGTCAATAAAAAAAGGAGAGTATAAATGGCAAATAAAAGAATGATTTCTAAAAAGATTGTAGATGAAGATGAATTTTTAGATCTTCCTGCAACATCAAGACTTTTGTATTATGATCTTAATATTCGAGCTGATGATGAAGGTTTTGTCGGTTCTGTTAAAAAGATTATGAGAACTACTGGTGCAACTAAGATTGACTTTGAAATGTTAGTTAGAAAAAAATTTATTATTATTTTTGATACTGGAGTAATAGTTATTAAACACTGGTATATTCACAATTATATTAGGAAGGATACATTTCAAGAAACAATTTTTCAAGAAGAAAAATCATTATTAACACTTGATGATGATGGTCAGAATAAAGTTTATAATCTAGATGAAAACAAAATTTCTGACATCAATTTTTTTTCCGTCGACGACACGTTGACACAGAATAGAATAGATAAGATTAGTATAGATAAGAATAGTATAGATAATATAAATAGTACTGCTAACGCAGAACAACTTTCATTACCGACGACTACTATTTTATCAACGAATACTAATGATGTTTCTAATAAATCTGATATGAATTTTAGAACAAATAAAAAATCTAAAGTAAAGTATACAGATGTTGAGTTTAAAATAATTGAGAAAGTTATAGAGTATTTAAATAATCAAGCTGATAAACATTTTACTACAAACAGTGAAACAACTATTAAAAAAATAGTTGCTCGAATTAGAGAAGGTAGAACTTTGGAAGACTTTAAGTACGTAATAACTAATAAAACGAAACAATGGTTAAAGAATCCAGAAATGAATAAGTATCTTAGACCTAAAACTTTATTTGGAAATAGCTTTGAAGATTATATTAATGAGGAACCATATACTCAAAAAGAAAATAATCGCCCTAACTATCATAGACATATTCAGAACAATTGCAGTAACGTCAATAATATTTTACAGGAATTACATGATGGAACAATCACAATTAAGTAATTTGATTGCTATGTTGAAGATAGCTTATCCTTATTATTTTAAAGATTTTGAAATTCCAGGACATGATAAAGATTTTATTGCGTTTGTTGCAATGTTTAAAAATCAAATAGGAATGTATGATTATGAAGTTGTTTTTAAAGCTATACAAAAAATTATATCCTATAGTAAATTTTTTCCTTCATTTTCAGAATTAAAAGAAGAATGTAGAATAGAAAGAAGAATTTATTACAGAAAAATTGTTGAGTCTTCAGGAGAAATAGAAGATAAAAAAGATTTATTGGATATGATTGATTGGTTTTCTATATCAGATAAATATAACGACAAAACACTAAATAGAATTTTAGAATTAAAGAAAAGTTTATCATCTTTTAGTCAAAAATATTTAGAAGATAATTTTGAAGGTAGAAAAGTAAAGTTTTAAATTTAAGTTGATGATTCGATAGGGAGGTAAAGTACATTGGATTTGAAACAAGTTGATTATGTAAAGAATAAGGTATTTGTTTTAGATAGTGGAAAATATTTAGGATATGACTATTACATTTTTAATGGGAATATATGTCCCTTCGCTTATATTAATATACCTAAAAGGTCAATTCTTTTTGAAAAAGAAAGATTTATAAAAGAAAACATTTTTCCTCATGGGAGTATTAGTAGATTTTGTAGAGCACTACTGATAAATAATGCTTATATGTATGGCTATTGGATAGGATGGGATTATGGACTTGAAGGAGATTATACAACTCTTATTCGAGAATTAAATGTAAAAAAATGGACTACAGAAGAAATACTTAATGATGTAATTAATACTATAGAAATTTTAAAGGAGAATGAAAATGAAGTTAATTTTAGTAGATTATCAAGATAAAGGTTGTATTGAGTACAACAAATGTGGAGCTATAGCAGTAATAGATACTTCTATAATAGTTAATGTTGATGGGCAACCAATCATTTTAGCAAAGTTTGATGATCAACAAACAACAAATAGTGTTTATAAAAAGTTTATTAGAGATGTGGAAAAAATAAAAAAAGGTGAATATTATGCATATGCATATAGATTTTCTAAATTTTTTCACAAAGGAAAAGTAGTTAAATTTAATAAAAAAGTAAATGATTTTACAAATAAAAAGGAAGGAATACAATAATGAAAGAAACAATTTATTGTCAAAAGTGTGATTTAGTGTTTGAAAGAAAAAGATTAAAGTATGGGAATTGTCCAAGTTGTGGGAATGCATTAAATAAAAAGAAAAAAGTTATAAAAAATAGTAAATCAAAATTAGATTTACTAGCTTATAAAAGTTACAAAGATTATATAAATAATGCTCCTAGAGATATTAATATCAGACTTTCTTTTAAATACTGGGTAAAATATGATGATATTCTTGAATCATGGGTTTTATGGGAAGTATCTAAAAATTACAGTATAGATTTATTTCATGGTACTAGAGATAAATGTGTTAGTTATTACTTTAAAAATATTCAAAAACCAAAAGCAAGAAAAAAATATTTGAGTGGCAAGAAGAATTAAACATGCTACTGGGAAACAAACTACTGTACCAATTAAATCAGAAAAGAAATTAAATGCTGCATTAGATTATCTTATTTACAAAATGGAACATGCTAAAACCAAAATAAAATATAATCAAGCATATAGAAATTATATATTCTTTCTTACAGGAATTAACACTGCTTTTCGCGGGGAAGATTTACTTCAGTTAAAGGTTAAAGATGTTAAAACAGGATATATAAGGATTAAAGAAAATAAAACTGGTCATATTCAAAATTTTTATTTCAATAAAAAATTTCATAGTTCTTTATTAAAATATATAGAATATTTTGAATTTAAGGATAATGACTATTTATTCATGGGACAAAAATCAAAACATACTTATAAAGGAAAAACATTTAACATTATTTATCCAATGACAAAGCAAAATGCAGATTATATTTTAAAGAAGGTTGAAAGTGCTGTAAATATAGAAAGTGGTTGTTCGCTTCATACATTGAGAAAAACTTTTGGTTATCACTTTTATTTAAGAGGTGGCAAGCTTGCTACATTACAAAAATTGTATGGCCATTATTCTACAGAACAAACATTAGAATATGTGATGTGGGATTTAGAAGTGGATGATGCTAGGCAACAGTTCTTTCTTGGAAAGGAAATATAATGTTTATAAAAATAATTCTTATATTTATTATATTAATAATAATTTATGTGAAAATAAAAAAGTCTTTAAAAAATAGAAATCTTTATAGAAACCTTTATCGTTGTCGACTATGTCAGTCAATTATATATATAAGTGGTTTACACAAAAAAAAGGAGATAACAATTACTTGTTCAAAGTGTAAAAGACGTATTAGGATAAGTTATAAAAATAGAATATACCCAAAAGGTATATTTAAAAAAATTTTATCTTTATCCGGTAAAAAATAAAATGTCAAATTTTTTTAATACATATATTTATCAATAATAGATTTTATAAGAAGAAAATAGTTGTTTATAAGTTATAAAAAAATTTTATACTCTATAGGGGTTTGTCAAATTTTTTAGAAAGGAATAGAGATAATGGAAAAGGAATATGAACTTATAAAAGAATATGATACTTTTGTCTTGTTTAATGTTTTTTTAAAAACAAAAGATGATACTAGAGTATTTCTTTGTAAAGAATGTTTAAATAAAAATTCGGTAGTAGAAATGAATTTAAATCAAAGTAAAAAATATGAAAAAGTTACAAAAAAATTAATTGATGATATAAAAATAATTAAAGATAACAGAATTAGGAATTACATATTTGATTTAATGGAGGAATTAAATGAAAACATGTTTATCAAAAGAAAACAAAACAGAAATAAAAAAAATAATAACAAGGGAAATAGTAATAAAAACAAATTTGCTAGACGAAGATTTAAATCTTATAATGGACTCTCTGAATTTAATAGTAGCAAAAATGCAAGCAAATAGTCCGTGTGGAAGATTAAATAATAAAGAACGAACATCTTTACATATTGTAAAAAAGTTCGTTGAAGAACAAGTATCGGTATTGAGATAGTGTAATGACTATAAAAGATTTTTTAAAAGACTTATGGTCATATAAACGTGATATTCATAACTTGATATATGAAATAGCAAGTTTAGAAGTACAGAAAGTTAGGATCAGTTCACAGATTTATGGTCCCTCTAAAACGTCAGGTGGTGTTTTATCTTCTAGTAATTATTTAGTTGATAAATTAGTTGATAAGCAAAAGCAATTAGAATCATTAGAAAATAAAATAGAAAAATTAAAAATAGAGAAAACAAAAGAAATAAAAAATATTTTAGATGATGATATTGAATCGCAAATAATAATACTAAAGTATATTGATGGTTTAACTATAAAAGAAATCGCAAGTATTTTATTGTTTTCTGAAAGTTATACCAAAAAGAAAAAAAGTATAGCAATAAAAAGATTGGAGGAATCATTAGTAAATGAAAATAGATATAAATGATAAAACAAGTGGAATTGGATATGACGTATTAGATTTAATAAAATGTAATTTTGATTTTCTTTTTGAGGGGTTTACAGGCAATATAGAAATTTATATTAATTCTGACGATATAGAAAAATTTAAAATTGACTATTATATGAAGATTATAGAGTTTCAATTAGATAAATATTCATCTTTTGAGTTTAAAGTAGCAGCAGAAGAATTATTTAAAAATGTATTTATGAAAAGTTTTTCTGTTGAATTAGCTGCTAATTTATTAGAATGTATTGTTTCTAAAGATTTTTCAAACGAAGAAATTTCAGAATTATTAAAGGAATTAGTTAAATGAAGTGTGAATTAGATATAGCAAAGAATGTAATATTAACTTTTTTACAATCAAACATTAATAAAGATAGTTTATATGCGATATATAAAATAAATTCTAACGATTTAAAAATACTAAAAGAACATATAGACTATTTGAAAAATGTATTTGAAAAAGCAAGTGTTCAAATTGAAGAACAAAAGGAGTGATAAAGAATGATATATATAAGATTGTTTATAGTGATACTTATGGTTATATTACTAATACCTCAAACAATTTTAGCTCTAAAAGGACAAACAACAAGTTGTTTACTAACTGGTTTAATTATACAAGTTTTAAACTTAATTAATGTAGTTTTGAGGTATGTAGAATGTTAAAGATAAATGAAAATAAAACTTTAAAAGAATTAAGAGAAAAAGGTTTTTATATATTAGGCTACTCATTTTATTATGACATAGATAGTTTAGTTAGAATCGTATTTAGTGCTAATTGTAATGATGAAGATTATTTGAAATATATAGGAAATGAATATAGTGCATTAGTAGAAAAGAATAAATATAAAAAAGATATAGAAAAAGTCTTAAAAGAATTGAAAGAAGATAATTTTGTTTTAGAAAGTAGATGATTAAATGATACAAGTAATATTAAATATAATAACTTTAATTCTGTTTCTAATCTTTATTAGATGTGTTACTAAAACAATAAAATACTATGAAAACAAAATCAAAACTATTAAAGTGATTGTACACTTTTTAAAAGCAGAACAAGATTCAAAATTAAGAGCTAAACAAAAATACATTAATAGAAAACGTGTAATAGATATGTGTGAAAACATAGAAAGGATAATTGAAAAGTGATTAAATGGAATGTAGTAATTGTAGAAAAGAAATATTAAAAGATGATATATACTTTAAATGTTTAGACAACTATTTACAAGTAAACTATTTCGATAGTGAAGAAGAAAATATTTTTTGTTCAAAAGACTGTTTTTGTGAGAGTTTATCTTTAAAAGAAGAAAATAATAGGGATGATGAGTTAAATAGAATAAAAAAAATTATTGAAAATTTAGGATGGTTAGATGAATAAAGAAGATTACGAAAAATTTTTTCATAAAAATGGAGCATACATATTGCCAGCAGAAACATTTAACGAATTATTTGATGACTATGAGTTTTATAAAAAAGAGAATCAAAATTTAAAACAACAAATTGATAAAGCTAGCGATATCTTAAAAAGAGGAATTGGATTTTGTATTAATGATAGTCACAATGCTTATGAAAAATGTAATATTGCTATCAATAGAGAAAAGGATATTCTAAAAATATTAAAAGAGAGTGAAAGTAAAGAATGATAAATATAGACTTATTTAATAAAAGAAAAATAGAAAAGTTAGAAAATAAAATTTTTAGTTTAGAACAAGATTTAGTAAAAGAGAAAAATAATGTAGAAACTTATAAAGAAATAGCTAACAATTCAAATGCAAGAACATTATTATTAGAAGAAAATAAAATTTTAATAAAATGGATACAAAATATTTTAACTGAATTTGGAACTATAGAAGTTAGAGATAGAAAAAGAGTACATATTCCAATTTATAAAGAAATAAATCCTTTTGAGGCAGAAAATGGGCATTATGGAATTAAAAATACTATTATAATTCCAGAAATAATAATTCAAGAATATAAATAGAAAGAAGTGAGTAGTAATGAAAAATAAAACATTATTAATAGCAAAAATAATAATATTTGCTATAGCAATATTAACTTTAGTGACTATGTGTACAGGTTGTGGGTTTGAAAGAGATAGTGAGGTAGCTTCTTATAATGTAAGTAAAGAGGCAGACTCTTTTAGAGTAAAAAGAAGAGTAACATTTATAAACTTAAGAAGTAATGAATATTTATTTTCGATAGTGGGTAATTGTTCTATTGATGATAATAGCAGTAATGAATTAGAAGTTATTTGCAAAATTGGAGATAGTTCATACCAAAAACACTTTTTATACAAATCTAATGAAACTACTTATGTAGTAGAGCAATTGAATTATAGTGAAGTTTCTAAGTATGACTATGAAATCGTATTTAAACCTGAATCAATTGTACCTGTAAAAATCGAAACAGAAATAGGGTAGTTATGGATATTATAATAGCAACAATACTAATAATCTTAATAGCATTTATAATATGTGCTTGTATTTTAGCAAGTAGATGTGATAGTTCTGATTTAAGAAAAGATAAAAAACAGTTTTAATTAACTGTTTTAAAATGATTAAATAGTTTTTGCAGTTGTAAATTTATTTCATCAATTACTATTTTATATTTTTTATCACTTGCTTTTTTGGAATAAATAGTGGTTAAATCTATTTTGTTTTCTAAACAAATCTTTTTTATTTGAATAGATGCCAATTTTTTTACAAATTCTATATTTTTTTCTTTTGTATTTAGAATAAAATCATTTTTTAATACTGGATATAATTTCATTATTTCATTTCTAATATGATTAGTTATATCTTGCATATTTTCTAATGAATACTTATATGTATAGAATGTAGAAACATCTTTGTTTATATTTTTACAAACATTATTTATTCCTATATTATTAAAATCTTTTATAAATTTTAGATATAATTCTTTATTATTCATATATTTTCCTCTCAATCAATATAATTATTATAGAATAATTGATTTAATAAAGTCTACATATTTCTGACTATCTTACATTACTATTTCTTTGGAAAAATTCTATTTTTTCAAAATCATTTGAATTTAAAAATTTATTGTATAATTTTACAATGTTGTTTTGAACTTTCTTCTTTAAAAATCTAAAAGGAACAACGTGTATATATTGAGTAAATTCTTCAAGAGAATCAATTTTTAAAATCAGGTTAATTTTTGTATCTTCTAAAAATTTAGTGTTCATGATGATATAAAATTTCATTTTGTCTACATTGCTATAAAAATCTTTTTTAATTTCTTCTTCATTATCTAGTAACCAACTTATATCTTTTTTAAAATAGTAATCATATTTTTGGTTATTAATATTGTTATTTAATAAACATTCTGCCATTTCATTTATTTTATTCAATTTAATTATTTCCATATTTTCTCTCCTTATTTTTGTTTTTTATTTAAATTTTTTTATGTTATAATGTTGGTAGTTAAGAGCTTATATGCTCTTAACTATAGCTATAACTTTGTTATTAATTCTAATAACTTTATAGCCTTTTGAATTTAAGAAAGCTACATCTTTTTTTGTTAACTTTGAGATAGCTTTCTTTTTTGTTTTCTCCAACATTATTCTATCACTCCTTTCTCATGCCATTTAAAATATGGCATTTATATTAATAATTTATCAAAGATTTTTGTCTTTGATAAATTAAATATACCATTTAAAATATGGCATGTCAATAATAAATTTTTAAATGATAAATATTTTTTCATTTGCTAAATAATGAAAAGAAAAAAATAATTTGTTTTATATTAATAAATTAACATTAATGATAAATCATTAGTATTTTTGTTGGTTGTTATATACTCCCCCCACCTCCAGGGGGAGGGTGTAGACTCTCGCCTCCAGTGCAACGGCGTGGCCTCGACATTTTAAAGTTATTCGCATACGTGAGGGAGGGGGGATAAAAAAAGATACTTAATGATACCAAATAATACCTAATGATACCTTGTAATACCATCGATATCTGTTAAAATGTATAATGTAAGGAAATTTAATAGAGTACTTACATATCATCTTTTTAGATTTAATTTTTTTGTTTCTACAACTATGCCGATAAAAGACACTCTAATAAAGTGTCTTTTATTGTTGTAAGAAGTATTAGCTCTTGTGTGCCATCTAATACTTCTTGTAATGATAAAAGATATATAAAAGGAGTGACAGATATGTATGAAGCTTTTATTAGAGAATGTGATAGAAACGGTTGCATGTATAAGGTATATCATCTTGGTGTTTGGAAAAGGAAAAGAAGAAAAGTTATAAAAGACTTTCACAATGAATGTTATGACTGTAAGTTAAAAGGAATTATTACTAATGGCACAAAGAAACATCCTTTAGAAGTACATCATATTAAACCTTTAAAACTTTTCCCTCATCTTTTTCTTGAAGAAACATACATAGATGAAGAAGGCAATGAAAAAAGAAATTTAATTCCTTTGTGTCATAAATGTCATGATATACGTGAAGGAAGATTTAAGGAGAATGTTACAAAGTTTGTAAATGAAGAAAGATGGTAATTATAGGAGTAGGTAATTATGGCAAAAAGAGGAAGACCAAAACTCCCAAAAAATTCTTATAATGATTTTATCAATTCAGTTAAATATATTAAAACTAAAGAAGCTTTAGAAAATCAAATAACTTCAAATGGAAATACTCAATATTATTATTTGAACTTAATTGAGGATTATATGAGTCTTTGGGTTATTAAAGAAGAATTGATGGAAGATATAAAAAATAGAGGAGTTATTATAAAATGGAAAAATGGTGAAAAGCAATCTGGAGAAAAGAAAAATGATAGTGTGTCTGAGGTAAGTAAAGTAAATGCTCAAATGTTAAAGATATTAACAGAATTAAATTTGAAACCAACCGATATTCCAGTTGGAGCTGATTTTAGTGGAGAATTATAAGACAAAGCTTCCTAGAGATGTAGATTATTATTTTAGTGTTTTAGATGAGAACCAGGAACTTGTAAATTTTGAGAGAAAACTATTTGTTGCTTTTATTAAAAATATATTTAAAAAGGAAAAGTTAGTTTATGATGAAGAACAAATAAAAAAGTATTTTTCTTATGAAAAGTATTTTAATTATAAGGATAAAAAATTCAAATTAATGGATTGGGAAAAGTGTTTATTTGTTTTGCACTTTTGCGTATTTAGAGAAGATGGATTTCCTAGATTTCCAGATTTAGATATTCTCTCTGGTAGAGGAACTGGTAAAAACGGTTTTTTAAGCTTTGAGTGTTTCTGTGCTATTTCTCCTGCACATGGAATAAGAGAATATGATGTATCAATTGTTGCAGCTTCAGAAGATAACGCAAAAACTTCTTTCAACGAAATATGGGATTTACTTGAGTATGCTGATCCAAAAAATAAATCGGCTTTAAAACGATATTTTACTTGGACAAAAACAGAGATAACTTGTGTAGAAACTAATAGCAAGATTAGATTTAAAACAAGCAATGCTAAAACAAAAAATGGTGGAAGAGAGGGTATGATTGCCTTTGATGAATATCATACATTTGAAACATATGAAATGGTTAACGTTTTAACTACTGGTCTTGGTAAGAAAGCACATCCAAGAAAATGTATATTTACAACTGATGGATATGTTAGAGGTGGGCCTTTAGATGATTTAAAGGAAAAAGGATTATCAATCTTAAGAGGAGAAATACCAGATAATGGTACTTTATATTTTTGTTGTAAACTTGATACAGAGAATGAAGTTTATAATCCAAGTTTGTGGTATAAAGCTAATCCAAGTTTACAATATAATTTAAATTTATTAGAAGAAATAAAAAAAGAATTTTTTGATTATAAAATTAATCCAGATAAAAATTATGATTTTATTGTAAAAAGAATGAATATTCCTAAAGAAAGAAAAGAATTACAAGTGGCACTTTGGGATGATATTCTTAAAACTTATAAAATTATTGATTCTAACGGAAATCAAGTTATAAGATCTATACCAAATTTAGAAGGAAAACAATGTGTTTGTGGAATAGATTATACAAAACGTAATGATTTTCTTGGAGTGTGTTTAACTTTTTATATTGATGGTATATATTATTGTATCCCTCATACATGGGTATGTAAGAATTCTGATGATTGGGAAAGATTTACAAGTAAAATAGATATTCATAGTTGGGAAAATATGGGGTTACTTACAATAGTTGATGATGTTGAATTAGATTCAGATTTAGTTTGTGATTGGATTCAAGAACAAAGAACCAAATATAAAATTAAGAAGATTGCTATTGATAGCTATAGATATGATTTTTTGAAAAAGTCATTAGAAAAAATTGGTTTTAACGAAAATGGTAAAGATATTTATTTAGTTAGACCATCAGATATAATGAAGGTTATAGAAAAAATTGGAACAGCTTTTAAAAGAGCTTTAATTGTGTGGGGTGATAATCCGTTAATGAGGTGGGCTACTAATAATACCAAATTAGTGCCTACTAAAAATAATAATTTTATTTACGGAAAAATAGAAGCAAAATCAAGAAAGACTGATCCTTTTTTAGCATTTGTTCATTCAATGGTAATTGTTGATGTAATTATTAATTTACAAAAGAAACGTCCACGATTAGGAGTAATAGGTTAGGAGGTGTTAGTAATGCTAGAAAAAGAAAATATACTTATAAAGAGATTTAAAGAATTGATAGATACTATATCAAAGAAAAAAAATAACACTTCTCATAGTAAAAGGGAAAATGAAAAGAAAATTAAACGTTATGAATTAGAATATATTACATTAGGAATATGTATAGTTGTTGATTATATTGCAAGTGCTATTTCTTGTTGTAATATAAATATTTATAAAGGAAAGGAATTATATTATAATCCTTTGTATTATAAATTGAATTATAGACCTAATCCTAATTACAATGCTGCTACTTTTAAGTACGATACTATTTGTGATTTATTGTTAAAAGGGGAAGCTATTTGGATTCCATATAATAATAACTTGTATAAAGCTGATTCCTTTTATATAAATAATTATTCTTTAGATGGTAATACTTATACAGGTATAAGTTCTAATAAGATAAGTATTCCTGGTATTTTTCAATCTAAAGAATTATTTATATTCAAATTAAACAACGGAAAAATTACCAGGTTATTAAATAGTTTTGGACCTTCTTATAGAGATTTTGTTTCTAAAGCTTTTTATAAATATATTTCTTCTGGTGGAGAAAAATATATTTATAAAATTGATTCTGGTAAAGCAGGTGACCCAGAATTTCAAAAAGAATGGGAAGAAGTAATAAAAAAAGATATAGATGAATTTTTATATAAAGATAGCGCAGTCTTACCAGAATATGAAGGTTATGAACTTTCTCCAATTGATAAGAAAAATGAAGTTAAAATTGATACAACGGATCCATTAAAAATAAGAGAAGATTCCTTTAAAATGGTTGCAGATGCTTTTCATGTACCTATAGCTATGATTACTGGTAACGTTTCTAATTTAAACGAAGTAGTAAATACTTTTTTTAATTTCTCTGTATTGCCTATATCTAATATGATAGATACAGAAATAAATTCTAAATATTTTAATTCTTATGATGTGATTAATAATAATATTTTAGTTAAGACTAATTTATCAAATGCTAAGTATAGAGATTTATATGATTATGCAGATAATGTTAGTAAAGTACTATCTTCTTCTATTCAAAATGTAGATGAGATACGTGGAGACTTCAATCGTTCTCCACTTAATACTGAATTTTCTACTAAATATTGGATGACTAAAAATAATGCTAAAATCGAAGATATGTTAAACAGTATAGATGAGAAAGGGGGTGGTAACAATGAATAAATATTATAATCTTTGGAAAAATGAAGATGGGGATATTGCATATCTAGATATTTATGGAGATATAACTTCTTATAGATACTATGAGAGAGATGTATCTAGTTATCAAATTGTTAAAGAATTAGAAGAGTTAACAGGAGTGTCTACTATCTATGTTAATATTAATTCATATGGTGGAGAAGTTTTTGAGGGATATGCAATTTATAATGCGTTAAAGAATCATCCAGCAAAAATTATAACAATAGTTGATGGAGTGTGTGCTTCTATTGCTAGCATTATTTTTATGGCAGGGGAAGAAAGAATTATGAGAGATTTATCTTTTTTAGTAATTCATAATCCATGGATTTATGTTTCTGGTAATGCTGATGATTTAGAAAAAGAAGCACAAAATTTAAGAGCATTAAACGAAGTTGGAAAGAAAGCTTATCTTGATTGTGTAAATATAACTGATGATGAACTTCAGCAAATGCTTGATGAAGAAACTTGGTTATCACCAACAGAAGCACTAGAAAAAAACTTTGCTACTAAATTAAATGATGATGTTTCTAATAAAAGACCTAGTCAAAATATTAGAAACAGTCTTTATCAGTTAATCAAGAACCAAAAGAAAGAATCTTATAAAGATGAAAAAGATATAAAAATAAAAAATGATGATGTTAATAAAGAACATCAAGACATTAAACATAGGAACTTTATGAGTTCTTTTTTTAATGTTATAGAGGAGGAATATACAGATGAATCAATTTAAAGACGAAAACGAATACTTACAGAGTATAGAGCAAGCTATAACTGCTGATGATAAAGAGCAAATGAAAAATGCTATTAAAATGATGGAACAAAAAATTTATAATGATATTAAAAAAGATATGAATTTTATTAATAGTATTGAAGATGAAAAAGAAAAAAGACAAATCCTTTTGCAAAGAGGATATAGAATATTAACTAAAGAAGAAAAACATTTTTACGAAAAATTATTAGAGTATGCTAAAGATAAAACTCCTAATCAATCATTAGCTAATTTCTTAACAGAAGCAGATGGAGATTTGATGCCATCAACTATTATTGAAGATGTCTTTAAAAATTTAACTTCAGAACACTCATTACTTTCTAAAGTAAATGCTAAGTTCGTTAGTTATTTAACTAAGGTATTGTTAAATGCTAATCCAGAACAAAATGCAGTTTGGGGTCCTATAACTGAAGCAATTAGCAAAGAAATCACATCTGCTTTTAAGGAAATTAAATTAGAAGAAAATAAGCTTTCATGCTTTGCAATAATCAGTAATGATTTTTTAACTAAAGATGTAGGACCATCTTTTCTAGATGCTTATATCAGAGAAGTATTAAAGGAAGCAATGGCAAATGGTTTGGAAAAAGCTATTATAGACGGTACAGGAATCAATACATTAATAGGTTTGAGAAGAGATATTCATAATGGAGTAAGCTTTAGTACTACTACGGGATATCCAGTTAAGACAAAAGAAATTGTTAAATCGTTTAAACCTCTTGAATATGGCAAATTATTAGCTAAACTTGCTGTTAAAGAAGATGGAAAAACAAATAAAGCTTTTCAAAAAGTTACACTTATTTGTAATTTAACTGATTACTTAACAAAAATAATGCCAGCTACTACTGTTCAAACTGCAGTTGGAACATTTGTTAATGATCAATTTCCTTTTGCAACAGAAGTAATTGTTTCTAAATATGTACCACAAGGAGAGTGTATAATTACACTTTTAGAAGAATATTATTTAGGTTTAGGTATTTCTAGAAAAGATGTAATTGAAGAAAGTACTGATGTTAAGTTCTTTGAAGATCAAAAGGCATTTAAGATGGTTCAATATGCTGCAGGTAGAGCAGAAGACAATACATCTTCAATTTTATGTGACATTTCTAAACTTGAACCTTTATATATAACTGTGGAACAACACCAAGAAACAATTTCTGCCTAGTAAATAAAACAGAGGTTATTGATTTATGAATAATGATAAAAATGAATCTTTTAATTCTTTAATTGATGAGGTTAAAAATTATTGTTATATAACAAGTCAAGAACCTCAAATAGAAAGAAAGATAAAGGGCATTGTTAAATCAGCAATAACTACTATTTCTAGTATGATTGGGATAAGTCAAAGTGTTAACTTTGACTTTCTAGCTGATGACAAATCTTCTGAATTACTTTTATTGAAAGATTATTGTATGTATAAATGGAATGATAAAACAGATAAAGAATTTTCTAAAGAGTATTTAAGTACTATAATTAGACTTAGAGCTAAATACGAAGTTAAATATGAAAAGGAAAAAAAATCTAATGAGTAGTTTTAACGATGGAATTATTTATGTTTATGAAGAAATTATAAAAAAAAATAGTTTTGGAGTAAAAGAAAATATTAAATCTTTAAAAGATTTAAAGTTATTAGATACATACTTTTTTAAAGAAGAATCTGCTAGACAACAAGATATAACTTTTGCTCGTAGTTTAGATAAAAAACTTACTTTAAAAATATCCATTCCCTATACTGATAATATTAAAAATAAAGATTGTATAGTTATTTGTAATATGTTATATTCAATAATTCATATAGATTCCAGTAAGAGTCAAAAAAAAACCTTTATTTACTTGGAGGGTATTAGAGAAATTGAAAGAGCAGACTATTGAAGAAGATGTTAGATTTCAAATAAGAAATAAGTTATTAAACATTAATACATATATAACTGAAGAAAATTTATTTTATGGTTTAAAAACTGGTGTTGAATCAGAAACATGGAATTATGTTGTTTTTGGAAAAGCTAAATTTAAAAGAACTTCTAGTGGGCTGTCTTATATAGATAATTATTATGTAGATATTATTAGAGAAAATTATATCCCTGATGATATGGTTATTTCTATAATAGAAGAATTAGAAAGTATTCCTGGAGTAAAGTTATGCGAAAATGACTGTGTTATAGAATATGTTGATAAAACTTCAGAAGTTGTTTGTGAAGTTTGTCGAATCATGTTTGCAGCTCCTAAGAAGAAAATAAATCATGCCTAGAATAAAAATATCATTAGCTTTAAAAATTGACGACTTTGATAAGTATATTAAAGCGTTAGAAAAATTTAATGGAAAGGCAGAAGAATCAATCAATAACTATCTACATAATGACGCTACTAGAATAATTGTTGGTAAAATAACAAACGAAATGCCGCGAAGTAATAGAAACAAAAACAAATGGGGAAGCTTTAGAAAACCGTTGAATACTAAACATGCTAAAGATAATAAATGGTACAAATCATTTAATTGGAACTTAGCTGCAGCTTTATCTAATAAAACATCTGGTGGAACTAAAAATAGTTTTTACTATTTATTCTATCCTCATGAAGGAACTCAAAAGATAAAAAGAAAAAATCCATTCGCACAAAAAGGATTAGAAAAAAGCGAAAAACAAATTGTTGATGGTTTATTTAAAACATTGAATTTGAAAATTAAGGAGGAATTATAATGAATAAGGTAACAGAAGCTTATGCAGTATTTGATATTAAAGAAGCTTATGTGAAATTTATTGATGAAACAAAAAGTTCATCTGCAACATGTGTTGGTAAGATTACTCATGAATTAGAAACAATAACTACACAACAAAAATGTGGTCAAGTTGTTTTAAATCAACGTAGTAATGGTTCTGGAAATGGAACTGCGACAATAGATATGTATATTCCAGTAGAAACATATAGAGAAATGTATGGTATGAATTTATCAAATTTAAAAGAAGGTGTACATGGTTATGGTTCACCATCTCTACATAAAGAATTTACATATACTGGTGTTGTTGTAGATGAAAAAGGATTAGAAAAATTAATCGCTTATCCAAGATGTGTTGTAAGTGCTGGTCCTAATATGGAAGTTGAACATGGCCAAACTGAAATAAATGCTCCATCTATTCCAATTACATTATTACCTGATAGTAACGGCCTATGTTTTTATGATGTATTTGAATCAGAATTACCAGAAGATGTTACTAAAGATACATGGTTAACAAATTGGTCACAAACATTAGTAACGAATATTAAAGCATAAGGAGAAAAAATATGGAAGAAAATAAAATAAAATGTTTAATAACATATCCATTTGAGGATGCTTATAATCCTGGTGTTAGATTTACACCAGGAACTGTAGAAGAGTTTGATGCAGAAAGAGTAGAAGAAATACATAATATTGAAAAAGCAAATAGTCATATTTTAGGAGATTTACTTTTAATTAAAGAAATAGATGACAAATTTATTTCAGAAAATTATGTTATACCATCAACTGAAATAGAAAATGAAATTGATAATTTAGAAGAAAATCCAAAAAGTAAAGAAAATGAGAATAACGAAGAACAAGAAGATTCAAAAGAAAAAAATCTAGAAAATAAAAATAAAGATAAAAAAATAGATGATAAAAATAAAAAAGAAAAGTAAAAATGTAAGAGGCACATATGAAATCAATAAAAACATTAACTTTGAATGATGGTAAAAAAATTGAGTTAATACTTACATTTGAAGCTTTATATCGTTTAAAATCTACATTTGAAGAAGAATATGAAATCTTTTGTAAACTTATTTTTGAAGGACTACATAATGATTTAATAAATTATATAAGAATTTTACATATTTGTTATTTAATGGCCAACCAAGAAAGTTTAGAAGAAAAGAGTATTTTAAGTTTTGAAGAATTTTTAAAAAAAGTAAATGGTATAGATCCTTTATATCTAGTTAATTTAGCAGTATCATTAACCAGCTCAAAAAAAAACAATCATTTAAAGTAGGTTTTGATAAAATAACAGGTTATGTTCCTAGTGAAATAAATATACCAAAAATTATTCTTGAAGATGTTGAAGATGCTTATTCTTTTTTTGTATCTTTATTAGGTGTAGAAGAAGATATTTTTTGGAAAAGTGATATTTCTTTTTTATTATCAGTAGTCGAAAATAAAAATGCTTATGATAGTTTTATAACTTGGAATCGTTATAAGATGACAAAATAATAAGAAAGAACGAATTTTTTTAGTTCGTTCTTTTTTTTGTTTTAGAAAGAGGGTGAAGTATGGCAAGTAAAAAATCAGAGATTAAAACTGTATTTGAGGCTGATACAGAGCAATTTACTAAAGCAGTTAATAAATGCAAAATAGAAACAACTTCATTCAAAGAGAAACTTAAATTAGTTGATAGTGAGTTAAAAGGAAATAGTAGTAGTACTGAACTTTTGACTAACAAACAAACTCTTTTGGAAACACAATATTCTAATTTAAATAAACAAGTAAAGCTTCAAGAAGATTATTTAGAATCCGCTACGAAATATTATGGAGAAGATAGTAAACAAGTTTCAATATTAACTAACAATTTAAACAGAAGTAAAACAGCAAGACAAAATATATTAAATCAGTTAACAGAAACTAAAACTAAATTATCAACTGTTAATGAAGAAAATACTAAATATAGTAAAGGGATTATAAATTGTAATAATAAACTTGAAGAATTGAATAAAAAATTATTAAAAAATCAAAGTGAATATGACAACACAGGCAATAAAATATCAAATTTGAAAGAACGTCAGAACTTATTAAATCAACAATTACAAGTTGCACAAGAAAAAATTAACTTGAATGTTGATGCCTTGTTAACATTAGGAGATGCAACAAAAGAAAATAAAGTTGAGTATGATAAACTTAGTGATTCTTTAATTGATTCACAAATTGAATATCAAAAAATTCAAATAGAATTAAATAAGACTAACTTTGATTTGAAAGAGCAAACCAGTGTATTGAATAAAATATCAAAAGAGTTTAAAACTTTTGGCGAATCTTGTTCAAAAGTTGGTAAAGCTTTAATGCCATTGAGTTTGGCTTCTGGAGGTATTTTAGTAGGGGTAACTAAATCAGCTATTAATTTTCAAGATGCCTTTGCTGGTGTAGCTAAAACTGTTGATGCTACAGATGAAGAATTAGAACAAATAAAACAAGAACTAAAAAATCTATCTTTGGTAATTCCTATTACAACAACGGAATTATCAGAAACTGCTGAAACTGCTGGGCAGTTAGGTATTAAAGCTAAGGATATTTCTACGTTTACAAAAGTTATGGCTGAACTTGGAACCGCTACGAATTTGACCGCTTCACAAGCAGGGGAAGCAATTGCAACGTTTTCTAATGTTATGGGAACAGCTTCTGATGGTTATGAACGAATTGGTTCTGTAGTTGTAAGGTTAGGTAATAATTCTAAAGCAACAGAGTCAGCAATATTAGCAATGGCACAAAGAATGGCTGGTGCAGGAGCAACATTAGGAATGACAGAAGCTGATGTTTTAGGATTAGCTACTGCTTTATCATCTGTAGGCTTAGAAGCTGAAATGGGTGGTACAGCAATTTCTAGAGTAATGAATGATTTTAACCGTGCTGCATCAGGTGTTGAAACTAAATATGGATCATTAAGTCAATATGCAAAAATCTGCGGAATGAGTACTAAAGAGTTTGCTAAAACTGTTAAAGAAGATGCAGGTAAAGCAATTGAATTGTTTGTTATTGGTATGGCAAATGCAAATGAAACATCGAAAGGTACTATTGGTTTACTTGATAAGTTAGGAGTAAATGAGGTTCGTTTAACAGATACATTATTGAGGATGGCTAGTGCTAGTGGAAATGTTTCTGAGTACATTGCTATGGCTAATAAAGAATGGAAAGATAATACTGCTTTAACTAATGAAGCTACTAAAAAGTATGAAACGGTTGCTAGTAAGTTACAAATTTTAAAAAATAGGTTTAATAATTTAGCTATCAATTTAGGTGATTTATTGTTACCTTATGTTGAAGATTTAATGAATAATGCTGAAAGTTTGGTTGATTGGTTTGCGGGATTAGATGAGGGTACACAAAAATTAATTTTAAAAACATTAACTTTTACGACAGTACTTGGACCTTTCTTAAGTGGAATAGGAAAGACAAGTATAACTATATCTGATTTAGCAAGTAAGATTAAAAAATTTGGAGATACAGCAATATCGCTTACTTCTTCTGTGTCTGGTGTAAGTAGTAGTATGTCTACAGTATCAACAGTGGCTACAGCTTTATTGAATCCTACTACAGTTTTGGTAGCACTTGGAGCTACGGCAGCGGTTACTGCTGGAGTAATTACTTCTAAATTAATAGAAAATGCTACAGCTTTGCAAAGAGAAACTGATGCTATTAAAGAAGAAACTAAAACTATGGTTGAAAGTCAGTCAGCAAAAGAAAATTCTTTAAAATCTAGTCTTCATCAATTAGATTACTATACTGCTATTTTTGATGAGTTAGTTTTACTTAATGATAAATCAAATGAACTTCATAGGAATAAAAAGGAATTAAGTACAGAAGAAAAAAGAAGAATGGAAGAAATAGTCAAAATTCTTAATGATGAATATAATTTGAATTTAAAAGTTGTTGATGGTAAAGTTAAAGGTTTGCAAAAAACAAAACAAGCTTTAGATGATTATATTGCTCAAAAAAAAGCACAAATGATTTTAGAACAACAAGAAGAAAGTTATTTAGAAAATCAAAATAACTATAATCAAAAAATGAATGAATTAAATGAAATACGTTTAAAATTGCAAGAAGATTTAAATGCAAAAGAAAGAGAGCAATATCAGAAACAATATGATGAATTATTAGTTCAAACAGAAAATTTTCATACTAATATGTTAATGTATGAATATAACTACGAACAATACCAATTAGGTCATTATAGTAATTTAGTTTTGAGTCAAGAAGAATATTATAATAAAGTAGTAGAACATAACAATAAAATTTATACTGCTACAGATGAAAATAATAAAAATATTATACAGAGTAATCAAATGACGGCTGATGAAGTTAAAAGAATTGAAGCAGAAAAACTTATAAATTCTTATAATGCTCAACAAGAAAAAGAAGTAATGTTACAAGAAGAATTGACAGAATTAGAATCCCATTTACAAATGTTAGAAGATTTAGAAAGTCAACATGCAGGAATCCAATATGAACAAGAAATAAAGGCAGCAAAACAGTCTGTAGAGAATAAGAAAAATGAAATGAAAGAAGTTAGAGATGCTGTCTCTTCTTCTAAAGATAGTCTTGTAGAGGCTTATGCTAATTTATATGGGGAACAATTATTGTATATGAGTGGTCAATCTTATAAATTTAGGGATTTAGGGAATGGTCAAGCACAAGTCTATATAGATGGTTTCGCTGCAACGCAACCCATGGCTATTTCTAAACTTGGAGAGTATATTAATACTCAAATTGATAACTTAGATAAAAAAAATCAACTTTATTATCAAGAAGGTAACAAATTTGGAAAGATGACTATTGATGGATATAAAAGTTATCTTGAAAGTTCTGCAGCAGATAGTTCTTTAAAATTTTCAACTAATGCATTAATTGAAAAAGGTATTAAACTTCCTTTTACAAATGGTTTAGAAATTCATTCTCCCTCAAGATATACAAAAAGAATTGGCGGATATGTGGTAGATGGATTAAATGCAGGATTAAATGATAAAAATAAATCTAGTTCTGTATCTCGTGCAGTTGCAAGTTTAGCTAATGGAATTGTTTCTAAATTTAAATCAATTTTGAAAATTAATTCACCTTCAAAAATAACAACTGAATTTGGTTGTTTTTTAGATGAAGGATTAGTTGTTGGAATTAATAGTGAAAAGAATAAAGTTCTTGATTCTGTAGATAAATTTTCTAGTGATGTAGTAACAAGAATGAATGATGGGTTAAACGATAAATTAAATGCTAACATAGGTTTAAATTCTACAATTAATCAAGAAATATCTTCACGTCTTAGTTCTTCTACTATAAGTAATTTATTAACTAGTAAGGAACACAGTGATTCCATTTTGATTGATAGAGTAAACAAATTGATAGATGTAACAGAACAACTATTAGCAAAAGATACAGATATGTATATCTCAGGTCAAAAAGTATCGCAACAAATTGCTAGACCAAATAATGTGCAAGCAGGAGAGTTGTTTGAATTAACAAGTAAAGGAGTGGCTATATGATAAACTGTAATAGATATGAAAGTATTTCTGCTAATGGGAAAGATTCTTTACATGATTTTGAGTTATATGTTTTTTCTAGAAATATTTCTCCAGCTCCTAAAGTTGAGAATTATGTAACTGTTCCTGGAATGCATGGTTCTTATGATTTTTCTTCTATATTTGGCGAAGTAATATATAATGATAGATCTATATCTTATACGTTTGATATTATTGCTGATGATATTTCTTCTTTAGATAAATACAGAAGAGAAGTTATGGACTGGTTATGTAACATAAATAATACTAGAATAATTGATACTGCTGATCCTGATCATTATTGGTTAGGAAGTTATAAACCAGGAACGTATTCTGAATCGGGATTACAAGGACAAATAAATGTTTCTTTTATAGTGTATCCGTACGCAATTGCTATAAATCCAACAGTTACAAAAATAAAAGGCATTGGTTCTAAAACACTTAGTTGTAATATTTTTAACACAAGTAGTCATAAAGTATCCCCAACAATTGAAACAACTTCTGCAATTAAGATTAAACATAAGAATGCAATATTAAATATTTCTCCTGGGAAATATGTTGCAGATGATTTTCTTCTTGAAAAAGGAGATAATTTGTTGCAAATAGTGCATGATACACAAGATATTTTTGAAGTTGTTATTTCTTATTATGAGGAAGTGATGTAAGAATGTATCTAGTTCAAATAAAAAATGATATTACTACAACTATACATAATGATATTATAAGTAGAAATAATTTTAGAAGAATTGAAAATGGGACGATTATAAAAGAAATAAATTATATTGACTCATTTTCATTTAATATATATCCAAACAATCCTGCTTATAATGATTTGTATGAGTATTCTACTATAGTTAGTGTATATAACACTAGAAGAAATAATAAAGAAGAGTTTACTGGAAGAATAATCAAAGTAAAAGATATTATGAACGAAACAGGTATTATGTATAAGTATGTTCATTGTGAAGGAATATTAGGTTTTTTAAAAGATATACTGACAACTTTTTTATCCGAACGTTATTGGAATGTTGTTAACGATACATTTGATGAAGATGGGACTTTAATTAGAAAGGGGTTCTTAAAACACATAATTGATTTATATAATTCTAAAGTAACAGAGGAAAGATGCATTTATATTGGAACAGTTAATGTTACTGCTGAAGAAAATGAGTTATATTTTGGAACATCTCAAACAATGAATTGTTTTGATGCCATTAAAGAAAAATTAATAGAACGTCTAGGTGGAGAAATTCGTGTTTACAAAAATGAAGATGGAAAAATATATATCGATTATTTAAAAGAATTAGGAGAACATAAAAGTACTGAAATACGTCTTAAAAAAAATATTAAAAGTTTAAATAAAGAAACTGACCCTTCTTCTTTTATTACACGTCTTTATCCTTTAGGTCAAAAAATAAAAATAGAACAAGTAGATAATTATGGTAATGTATCAGAAACAGAAACGGATGAACGTATAACGATAGCTTCAGCAAATAATGGCATTGAATATTTAGATGATTCAATCGGTTTAGCTTTATATGGAATAATAGAAGGATATCATATATGGGATTATGTTGCATTACCATCCACTTTATTACAACATGGTAGAACTTATTTGGCTATTAACAATAAGGTAAAGCAAAAGCATGAAATTTCTGCACTTAATTTAAGTGCAATTGGTTTAGCATATGATGACTTTGATTTATATAATTATTATCCAGTAATAAATGAAAGTGTAGGAGTTAATGAAAATTTAAGAATAATAAAAAAGACTATATATATTAGTAGTCCAGAAGAATCATTGCTTGAAATAGGAGATAAATATTCTACTTTAACTGAACTTCAAATAAAAAAAATTAATGATAGTAAAAAAGAAACAATAAATATTATAAAAACTGTTGAAAATAATGTTTCATTAGGTGAAGAAAAAACTTCAAAGTATTTTACATCTTTGATTAATCAATTTGAAGATACGATTACACAAATGATAAAAGAAACAACTGTTCAAGTAAAAGATTTTAATACTTATATAAATGAAGTAAGCACAGAAATGAATCAAACTAGTACAAGTTTCAATTATTTATTTTCGCAATTAAAAGAACAAATAACTGAAATTAATGGAGTAATAAATACTAATCAGAATGAATTAGTAAAGTATATTCGATTTGAAGATGGAGCAATCATTTTAGGTGTTGTAGGGAATGATTTAATTTTAAAAGAATCAAATGATCGTATATCTTTTTTACAAAATAATGTCGAAGTTGCTTATTTCAGCAATTCTAAACTTTATGTTACAGACGGAGAATTTTTTAATTCTTTAACTCTTCCATTTGGTTTTGGTTTCTTTAAGGATACAAATAACAGTTTAACGTTTGGAAAGTTAGGTGTATAAATAATGGCAATAAAAGTAGGAGAAACAGTATATAGTAGTACATATTCTACAAATAATACTTATACTAAGTATCGAATTGGAGTGAAAGCAAATAGTCGTAATCTTACTGCAAATAAATGGAATATTACTGTTACAGTTGATGCTTGGCGTACCAATTCTGGTTATACTTCTAATGGTACTGGTACTTTAAAATGTATCATTGGAGGAACGTCTTATAGTGAAAAAATAACAACTAGTAAGAACATTACTCAAAACTCTCATACAATATTATTCTCAAAAACTTTAGATGTTTCGGCTGCTTCAGATGGAAATTTAAGTCTTGTTATAGCTGCTCAAATTACATTAACTGCTGGTAGTTTTGGAAGTAGTGAAAATAAATACACTTTTACTTTTGAACAAATACCAAAAACTAGTATTCTTTCATTGTCAACGAATTCTTTTTTTATTGGAGAAAATGTAACAATAAAAACGAATAGAGCTAGTAGTTCTTTTGCTCATAAATTATATTATTCAATGGGAAATTCAGGTTATAAATTATTGAGTGATAGTGTGGGTGTTTCTTATAATTGGATTCCAACTTCAGAAATTGCAAAATATATTACAACGGATATAAAAGGTAAAGGGAAACTTATTTTAGAAACATATAGTTATGGTACTAAATTAGGAACTAGTACTGTGGAAATAGAAATAAAAATACCAAATACGACAGAGTATTATCCTTCTATAAATTCTATAAATTATGAGGATACCAATGAAGAAGTAAAAGAAAAATTTAATAAAATCTTAAAAACAATATCAGCTTTAAAAGTTAATATTTCTGCTACTGGAGTATATGGTTCTACAATAAGCTCTTATAAAACTTTAGTGAATAATGAAACTTACAATACAAGTGAATTTACAACTTCTAAAATAAAAACAAAAGATACATCTATAATCGTATCAGTAACAGATTCACGAGGTAGAGTAACTAATAAAGAATTAAATTTAGATATTGTTGATTATGACTTTCCTGTTATTAGAGAATTTTCAGCAATTAGAAATAATGAAGATTCTTCGTTAGTGGATTTATATTTAGATGGAAAAGTTTGTGATATCGATAATCAAAATAATGTTGAAGGTTTCTTTTATTATAAAGAAAAACAGTCTGATAGTAATTATAATAATATTGCATATCATTTTGATACTTATGATATTAAAAGTGCTTTTCAAGTTAATTTAGATTCTGATAAGTCTTATGATATTTATTTTGTATTAAGTGATACTTTATCTAGTACAAGTAGTAAAGAATTACCAATTTCAACAGCTTTTAGGCTTATTAATTTTAATAAATCCGGGAAATCTTTTGCACTTGGAAAATTGTCAGAAATTTCTGATGGAATAGAGATTGATATTCCATTTTATATATTGAAAGAAATATATTTGGGAGAAGGTAATGATTCCATAAATTTACTTTCTACATTAAATAACTTAGAAGATAGAGTGAAAAAAATAGAGGAGGTATATAAAAATGAGTAAAATTATAAATGCAGAAGTTGGAACAAAAGTAGTTTTGACTGGTATTCAAGTTGATGATAAAATTGATAGAAATATTGTTTTATCACAGGGTTCATTTAGTGATACGAAGATTAAATTTGATTTTAAAGATAGTGAGTGGAATGATGAGTCTTTAATAAAGAAGGCAACTTTTTATGTAGAAAAGTTAGAAACAACTTATTCTGTAAATGTTGACTCAGAAGGTTATGCTATATTACCTTCTGAAATGTTTAAATATACTGGATGTGTTTTAATTGGAGTTTGCGGTTACAAAGAAGAAAATTCTTCACTTTTGGTTAGATTTTCTCCAGTTCCAGTCAGAGTTAAAATTGATTTAGGTTCTTATGATGAAAATATGATTGATGGTTTAAATAAAGAACCAGTATTTACGACAAAAGATATAAAAGCAAAAGTTACTATGATAGAAGAAAATTTAGAAAAACTAGAAAATAAAGTGAAATCTGTTAATGAATTACTGAATAATGCAAATGATAAAGTTAATGAATTTAGTGAGAATGTTTCAAATGGAATAACTTTATTTAACACTAATGCTAGCGATAAACTAGAAGAATATAACGACAATGCAACTTCTAAAGTGGCAGCATACGACACAAATGCAAATAGTAAAGTAGAATCGTTTAATACTAATGCAACGACTAAGACAATAATATTTAACGAAAATGCTAGTTCAAAAACAGCAGATTTTAATTCAAATGCGGATAATAAAAAAGAAGAATACAATACTAATGCAGATAATAAAATAAATGAATTTAATGATTCTGTAGACTCAATAAAAAAAGATATAAACGATAATACTTCTAGAAGTAAAAGAATAGAAAAAGTTTTATACGATTCTGGCGAAGCAGAAGGTACTTTTATAAACGTAAAAGATTCTTCTTTGGCAGAAATGCAAGAAGTAAGAATAAAAGGATGTACAGAGCAGACGACTACAGAAGGTTATCAGATGTTGCAAGGTACAAAAGATAATAGAAGTTCTTTTATAGGAGCACCAACTGACGCAATCAGAAAAAAAAATGATTATTTAAATTTATCATCAATTTCTTTAGATAATACAGAAAATGCAAATTATAGAGATATTTTTCAATATAATTCAATATCGTTAGAACCTAATACAGATTATATTTTAAGCTTTTTTGCAAAAGGAACATCGATTTCAACATTTTTACATCCTAATGCAATAGCAAAATCTGTAAGTTCACAAGGAATAGAAAAAACAAGTACTGATGGAAATATGTCGTTTTCTTTGGATAGTGAGTGGAAAAGATATTATGTAAAATACACAACGAAAGAAGATGTTAGCAGTTTTAAAAATGTATTATTTAGAATACCAGCAGGAGCTAATGCTTCAATTTGTGGTGTAATGCTTGAAAAGAGTTCAGAAGCACATGATTGGGAAGATTACACAGGATTAGAGGCAAGTCCTAATCCTAGTTATCCACAAAAAATAAAAGTTATAGAAAATAATTTCAATTTAATTTCTTGTAATAAAAATTTATTACCTTATCCTTATTCGTTTGGAGATACTTTTTCTTCTGTAGGTATTACTTTAACTGCTAATCCAGATCATTCAATAAGAGTTCAAGGAACTGCTACTCAAAATTTTGCAATTGCTATTTTTAGAGATGAAAATAAAAAAGTTATAAGAGATAATATTACTTACTCAATTAAAGGTGGCAAAAGTAATAATGTAAGATTATACTTTAATGGTGCGCCAGAATTTGATACTGGAAACGGTTATACATATACATATAATGAAAGTTCGACAAATGCGAGATTGATTGGAATTTTTGTACCGAATGGAGCAACAGTTGATGATGTAATATATCCGATTTTAGTTAAAGGTACAAAAGTAGATGAATATGAAAGTCATCAAAAATCATTATTACCTATTCAGATTCCAAAAGATGAATTCGTTGCTGATTTAGATGAGTTAATTATTAAATTTAACGAAGAAGATAAAAAGCCACATTTGTATTTAAATAAGAAAATAGGTAGAAAAATTTTAGATGGAACAGAAGATTGGCAAGGAACTTTTGATAATTTTAATATTTTTTTAAATTGTAAAGATGGAGAAGCAAGATGTACACATTTGATAAAAGATTCAAGTGCAGCAAGAGATAACTCTTTTTATTTTGAAAATGGAAAATTAATTTTACATAATGTTTATGTTAATAATATCTTGATATCTACAATAGAAGAATTGAAAAATTATTTAGTAGAAGAATATACAAAAGATACGCCTGTAACAATTTATTATGAACTAGCAGAACCTTGCGAACTTGATTTGGGAGTTGTAGATATGCCTTTAACGTTCTTAAATGAAACAAACATTTTTACTGATTGTGATTTACAAACAGAAATTAAGATAAATTACTATCGTAATCCAAAATTAACTATTAAAGAATTACAAAAAAATCTAACATTAGTTGATTCTAAAATTTTAACGTTAGAGAGTGATATTAATATGTTAAAAGAACAAGTAAGTCAACTAATGACTTCACAAGTAAATAATACTATCGAAAATACAGAAGAAAGTGAGTTGATAATTAATGATATATCAAACGAATAATAACTTTTATGTGAAGCAAGGAGATAAATACTTTCTTGCTCACATAGAAGCTAAAAATCACACTGTAATTGTTTCTAATAGCGATGAATACGTCACAGAATTAGAAGACGTAAAAGAGATTAGTTACAAAGAACTAAAAGAAATTATTTTGAATGAAGAGGCAACTGATGAAGTTGTCTCTTTAAATTCTTGTGAGGTGTAATTTATGGAAGAATTTATAACGATTTTTCAAGATTTAGGTATTTATGCTTGTATTGTTTTTGTGATTTTGTATTTAGGATTAAAGTATCTACCAAAATATATCGAATTAAGACTTGAAAGAATGAAAGAAAAAGATTATATGCTAGATTCTTTTAAGTCTGTTATAGAAAATAATTCACAAGTTATAAGTAATAATTCAGAAGTAATAAGATTAAATTCTACTACTATAAAAAATTATACAGATAATTCTCATAAGTTAGAAAATAAGATTGAAGTACTTACAAACGAAGTTAAAAGTGCAAACAAGTTATTAAGTGAAGATTCAGTTGATTTAAAAATAATAAAAGAGAAGATTTAGAAAGAAGTGGCGTAATGAAGAAAAAAGATGTAGTGAAAAGTTTTTTAACGTTGGGTGGCTTAGGTTGTTTATATTTGATAACCCTGATAGCGTTCGTAAAAGTATCAATGACTGAAAATATTTTTATGCTAGTTTTTACTTTATTTAGTAACGTGATTACTAGTATAACGACGTACTACTTTACAAGGCAAAATAACAAAGAAAAGAGTGATGAATAATGACTAGAATAAGTTTAGAAAAATTTATCGAGAAAACAAAAGGTAAAAAACTAGCACTACCATGGAATTCAAAAAAACAAGTAGGGCAGTGTGTTAGTTTAATACAACATTATATAAAAGACTGTCTAGAGCAACCAGCTAAAGCAAGAGGCAACGCAAAAGATTGGATAACTAGTTATGTAAAAGAAGGATTAGGAAAAATTGTCACAAGCCCTAGAAAGGGTGATATTTTAGTCTTTCCTAAACTAGGAAATGGTTATGGTCATATTGCTATTTATATAGATAAAAACACACAATATGATCAAAATAATGGAAGTCACGATAATCGTTGTGCTGGCTATGGAAAGTTGCAAAGTGGATATACCATATTAAGACCAAAGGTAGAACTTATAGAAGATAAAAAAGAAAATGTTAAACCAACAACATCTACAAAAATTCTACAAACTTCTATAAAAACTTATAAGGTATCAAAAGGAGATTCGCTAAGTAAAATTTGTACAAAATTCTATGGAAAGTATACAAGTGCATTAGCCGATAAGATAGTATCAGCAAACAAAAAGAATTACCCAAAAATCACAAGAAATTTTATCATGACAGGTTGGGTATTAACAATACCTAATAAATAAGATATAATTATATTGTCTTTTTTGACATAAGGTAGAAAAAAGAGTTCTATTCACAATTTGTGGTAGAACTCTTTTTTTGTGTACTAAAATATATTAAAAATAAAAATTAATCATTTTTTCTATCTAAAGATAAAGACATATGTTATAATACAAAATTTAAGGAGGAAATAAAATGATAGTTTGGATTGATGGACCAAAGGGAATAGGTAAGTCAACTATATCTAAAAAAGTTAATAAGAAATTAGATAATGAAAGTATACTTTTAGAATCAGATTATTATTGGTTTAAAATGATAGAAGAAAATCCATTTTTAGCTTTGGGAGGATGTTACCCTCAAAACAATGAAAATTTTATAAGAAAATTTAAAGAAGTTATCGAATCAGAATTAAATAGAGAAAAAACAGAAAATAAAATAATAATTATTGATATGGCATTAACAGATAAAAAATGTAAGGAAGAACTTTTTGATTATTTTAAAAAGGATAATAGGATTTTACATATTATTTTAACAGCTGAAAAAAATGTTATAAAAGAGCGTATCGAAAAAGATACTAATGAAACTAGAGATAAAATCAATTCTATTGCAGAGATAGATAGTAGTTTAAAGTTCTTAGAAGAAAATTTTAAAGATACTATAAAAATCAATACCAATAATTATAAAATTGATGAAATTTCTAAAACAATAGTAGAGCATATCAACCATTTTGAATGATTATTTTATAGGTAAAATTTGCCAAAATAATTTATTGATTTTATAATTAATCAGGGGTTGATTATATGGTTGATGTTGTATTTAATTATGACTTATTATTAGAATTAATAGATGAAAAATATGAAGGACGTACATTGTCAGGTAAAGAAGCTAAAATGTGTAGAGAAGCTAAAGTTAATTTTGACAAATTCAGAAGGATTGTAGAATGTAAAAGACATTATTTTCTTTCAGATGAAATATATAGAATGAAAAAAGTTCTAAATATAGAAGATACAGACTTATATTTCTTAAATGTAAAAGAAGCCTAGTTATTAGACTTCTTTTACTTTTGTAGTTCTTTTTTAAAAGCTTTATATCGTTTACTTTTTTCTTTTTCTTCTACTTTAAAAACCAATATTTCATAAATAATATATTTAAGTGAAATTGCTATCTTTTTAGCGTCATCTTCACTTAATTCCCCATTATCTTTTTCTATAACAAGTTTAAGGTTATAAACATGTAAATTTTGAGGTAAATTCGCATATATATCTCTTATTTTAAATTCTAAATTTTCTTCTATAAAATATTTTAAAAAATCCTTATCTGGTTTTTGTTTTTTAAAAGTATCTACTAAAATTTTATTCAATACTTTCTTATAATAAAATACAGAACCTAAATAAGTCTTTGTTTTGTAACATGTGTGTGCTTTATTATAATAATCTAAATATTCGTCATCTAATAAAGATAAAAATTCATTTTTCATAAAGTTTCCTCATCTCTTAAGGAGGTATTATAACATACATTTTTATAGATAGTTATGATAAATAATATTTATAAATTCTTCTCTAGTATGTGTCTTTTCAAATTCTTCTTGAAACATTTTCTTCATTTTCTATTGTTATGAAATTTTTATGACATTATCCGTACTTGATTCTTTTTTAGTTCTTGTTCTATAGTTTTTACAATTCATATTTAGCTCTCTTTTCTAGGTACTAAATAGTAACTAAAAACTTGGAAAAGTGTTACTTTATAGGATTTTAAATAACACTAAATATCTCTATTTATCAGCAAATTACATACAAATACTTTAAACAATATAATCTCTCCTGCTCCGCCATATAGCAATTAACTTCCATAAAGTGGGAGTTTTTATTTTTTTTTCACCAAATTTCTACTAATGTTTAATATCTCTATTATATATTGTCTAATAAATCAACTATCTTATCTTAAGCTTTAATGAAAACAATACTGTTTTTTTATAAATATATTTATTTCCAAGCTTTTAGTTTTGGAATTTTTTCATGTTCTAAAGAAAACTCTAATATATTTAATAGAAAATATATTTTGAAGGAGAAAAATATGTGTATAATAACAGATAGAGAATACATAACACCCAACTTTGATTACCAAAAATACCAAAAAGAATTAGATATTCTAATAAATAAAAAAATAAAAACAAACGAAAAAGTCGCTGCTAATGCCAATTTTATGATAGAAAATTTCCCTAAAATTCCTTATTTTTGGGGTGGAGGACATAAAAAAACATCTGAAGAAATAATAGGAATTGATAAAAATTGGGGAAAAGAAAAAAGAATGGATTTAAAAGATTCAATGCATTTCAAATATGGTTTTTACTATCCTTATGGTTTAGACTGCTCAGGCTTCTGCTCTTGGTGTTTGATTAATGCAGGAGTGGATTTATCTTTATATCAAAAGAAAATAGAAGACTATGCTCTTGATTCACAAGAACTAAAAAAAATGGGAAAACTATATAATATAACCGATAAAAATATTTTAAAAATTACTAAAGAAGGTGATATGGCTTGGACAGAAGGACATATTGGAATTGTAACAGAAATAAATGAGTATGAAAAAACGATTACAATAGTTCATGTGTCTCATAGTGGAATGGGAACTAATTTAACAAAAATAAGTACCGTAACAGGTAAAATTATTTATGATGATTTAGGCAATATGACATTTCCAAATAATAAACAAAATAATAATAAAATAGAGAGTAATAAAAAAGAAGATAATAATATATATAAAACAACTAAAAAGATAAAAGAAAGTCTTAATAGTGATAAACTTCAAAAGAATATACAAGAACAACCAATTAATCGTTTGGGAATTAAATACTTTACACATATTGTGTCAATTACTTATAAATAA